ACGGGACTGCTGACCTCGCGCTGGAATCGCGACGCCAAGTTTTCCTGCACAATGCCGTCCGACCCCGCGAAGAACGCCAAGATCTGTTTGATGAATGTCTGCTCATTTGAGGTCAGTTTGTCCCAGTCCGCGCCGTCCTTGGAAAAGTCAATCTCCTCGGGCGTCCAAAACGAGGCGACGCTCTGCTTGTAGAGCGCGTAAAGACCTTGTTCGCGGGGATCGATCGGGAAGAGGGTGAAGGACATTGTTGTATATACACGGAGAAAGCAGTTAAATCATTGTCGGGTGTAAAAATAATGTCAACGATCGACGCGAGTTATGCGTCAACGCGAGACCTGAACCTTCTCAAAAATATATTCGTGCCGTCCTACATCTACGACGACAATGCTGGATTTGTCCCGCAGATGGATACCTATTTGCAGGGCGATGTATACATTGGAAACTCAAACACGCAGTATGAGTTGACTCTGAACGGACAGGTCGTGCTTCCGGGCGGCGGCGGGGGAGGAGGATCTGCCCAATTCTGGTCTGAATTTCCGGCGAGAAATACCGTAAATATGTCAGACCATATCATTACGAATCTGAGACCGAAGAATGACGTAGTTGGTCCTATAGGTCTTGTTGCCTCTTTAGGGTTCAAAGACGACGAGTTTACCGGAATGTATTCTCCAGCAAAAGGGTCTGTAGGGTTCATTACTAGCAACTTTCCACTGGGGTCGTCTAACGCACTTTCTCTCGTTATCAACTCAAGATCAACAATCGCAACGACTGCGACGGAATACGGAGGCGGAAGTGTCATGTTGATGAACGGTGCAATGTATCAGAGCGGCAATACTGTTCTCGGCAGAGTGCTGGTCGGGGATGGGGGGCGGCAGGTAACGGGACAACTTTCCAACGCAACCGCCATCGGATCGGGCGCCGGGTTGACCAGTCAGGGCGCGAACTCTGTGGCAGTCGGGTATAATGCGGGGCAGACGGGTCAAAGTTCAAACTCAATTGCTATTGGTGGTGCTGCTGGGTCGCTGAATCAGGGAGTGTCGGTCGCGATTGCTGGAGGTGGGTCGGCAATTGCAATCGGCGTGAATGCGGGCAATACGAATCAGTTTTCCGGGGGCATCGCGATTGGAGGAAATGCAGGGCAAACCACACAGGGAGAAAATGCTATCGCAATCGGTCAGAACGCAGCAAGTTCGAATCAGAGCAGCAATGCTATCGCAATCGGATCAAACGCCGGTTACACCACTCAGGGACCGCTAAGTATCGCGATTGGGTCGAACGCCGGGTCGAATGGTCAGCTGTCGAGTTGCGTTGCCATTGGAGTAAACGCGGGTTACACTAACCAGAGTTCTGGGTCGATTGCTATCGGTCAAAATGCAGGTCAAACTAGTCAAGGATCGTTTTCAGTGGCGGTCGGACCATATGCAGGCAACGTAAGTCAGGGAAATTATGCAATCTCAATTGGTCATCTTACGTCAACGCAACAAGGTGATGGTGCAATTATGATAGGAAGAGGTTATGGAGACGGGTTTACCGGTTCTGGTCAAAAAGAAAATGCAGTCGCAATTGGGACATATGCTGGTAAAGTAAATCAGAGTTCGGGTGGGGTCGCTGTCGGTATGTATGCCGGGTTCCAGACTCAAGGGTTGAATTCAGTTGCGGTCGGGTTCGCCTCTGGGCAAACTTCTCAGAGTAGAGGTTCAATTGCGATTGGTGAAAGTGCTGGGCAAACGAATCAGGGCGTTGGCGCCGGAAGATCATATGCTATCGGTAGCAATGCAGGTGCATCTAACCAAGGAACTGAATCGGTTGCTATTGGGTCTGTTGCAGGTTGCAATGCCCAGGGAAATAGTTCAGTTGCGATCGGGCGAGCAGCAGGTTGTAACGCTCAGGGCGTCAGTTCAGTTGCTATAGGTTATAATGCCGGAAACTTAAACCAGAGCGGGAGTGCGGTCGCTATCGGTGTTAATGCGGGACAATCGAGTCAAAGCGTTAATAGTGTTGTAATTGGGGCAGGAGCAGGACAATTTGGAATTGGACAGAGTTCTATCGTAGTTGGAGCATTTACAGACGGATTAAATTACCCGCCGGTCGCAAACACTATTATTCTCAATGCAACGGGTGGCAATTTCCCACAGCAACAACCTACTGGTGGAGGGTATACTAGTATTAGTGGGTTTTACGTGGCACCCGTGCGACTCCTCACCAATACTACAGGGTTTAGCAACGTAATGTATAGTTCTCAGACCAAAGAAATTGCCTATACTTCGGGCAGGTATGGCGGGACTTTTATCAATCAAACGTATGTAGGTAACCAAACAGGAATAACCATACCCGGAAGTGCATATGACATTATAATAACTGCTGTTGGTGGTGGAGGTGGTGGTGGACACGGTAGCATAGGAGATGGTGGAAAGCGTAGCGGTGGCGCTGGAGGTGGTAGTGGGTATGTAAGAATATTTACAAGAACACAATTCGACACTGCAGCGACATTAACTATCACAATTGGCGGGGGAGGTTCCGGGGCAACTGCTTCAACTACATCCGGAGCAAATGGCGGAACCACTACAGTAGTAATAACTACGTCTACAACCACTTACACTATAGTTGCGAATGGCGGAACAGGCGGCACATCTGCACCGGCAGGTGGATCCGGTGGGACCGTCGGAGGTTCTGGCGACGCAGGCGGTGGGTCCGGCGGAGATACCGTAAATCAACCCGGTATAGGTGGCAATGGGTTTACTGCAATCGATAATGGGACTGGACCTTCTCCTCCTAACAACGAAATAGGTGGATTTGGAGGTCAGGGTCGATTTGGTTATTCATATAATACAACGACGACTGTCAATACCTTGCAAGGTGGTTGGGGGGGTGGATTTGGTGGTGGGCAAGGCGGACGTAGAGCGAATGGTGGTCTTGGTCCAGATGTCTTGCCAACAGCCGCTTCGGGGTTCTTTGGGGGAGGCGGTGGCGGGGGAGGTGCGGGGGACACTGCCGACCCTCCTGCTATTGGGGCATTTGGCGCATCGGGTTGCGTAATCGTCACTTACTGGACTACATAGTTACAACCTTCTGCACGCTGACGACCGACACGCCCGAGTGCTTTGAAAAGTCCTTCATAAAGTTGCGCAGCGCAACCTTTTCAGTCATGCCGCGCGTCAACACTTTGGCGATCAGACCCGCCACCATGACTTTCGGGGTGTGTTCAAGTTCCTCGTCGGGGGACTTGAAGACGCCGTGGATCGACGCCAGAATGTCTGACCGCTGCGCTTCGCTCACCGAGAGACCGTTCATCATCCGTTCTGCCAATGAGAGTTGAGTTTTCAGCAGAGGGTTCTCGTCGGCAACGAATCCAAAACGCTGGATCGCTTTCGAGAGGGAGCGTGTGGATACCCGAAAGATCTCCGAAATCTCTTCGTGCGTCCGCGAGCAGTCAAAGCGGCGGCAGGCGACAAAGAAGACCGCACCCATCAGCGCGCGCCGCGTTTCGCCCCTCAACTTTAGCGCATCCTCCTGCGCCTTCAGAAGAGCACACGCTTCCTGAAGAATCGCCTTGGTGAAACCGTTGCGGTAGGCGTATTGATTCAGAAGTTCCATGGCGCTCAACCACGAGCGTTCCGAATGAGAGGCGAGCGACCATGCCGACAAGCGCTGGATGCTGCGGAATTGGGTGGAGGCGGTCTTTTTATTCATCGCCATGGATCCGTAGGACGAGTCGGGGAGCAACTTGCTGATCGCTAAACCGACGCGCGAAGGGTCGTCGTTCCTGTCTTCTGCGCCATAGTATCGCCATTCTGCGCCTTCGGAAATAACCTGGTCCAGGATACTTCCGCAGTCCGTGCAGACATTCTGCCCTTCTTCAATGACCATCGACAGTTCGGGGTGGTCGCACATTGCTCTGCCTCCGAACATATCTATACCCTAGCATGTCCGTTTTCAGTGATTTTTACCGCGGCTAGCGCAGTCTGCTGAGCGTCGCCTCCATTGCCGACTCGTCGTAGACAAACGGACGGTAATCGGTGGTCGTAGGCGCTTTCGGAGTCTGCCTTACTTTTCCCGCGCGCATCCACGAAATCAGCAGCGTGCCGTTGTATGCGACCCATACTGTGAACCCCTGCTCCTCCAGCGTTTCCTTGACGTAGTCGATCGCTTCCCGGTGATTGTAGAGAGGATACCCAAACACAAACGAGGGGACGTCAAAGGTCATGTAGGGCGCAGCAGGGTTGGTTCCTGCGTGCGTCTTGACTTGCGCGAACAGCGTCGCCAGCACGGGGCGCATTGCTTGCATACTTGCAGATCGTTGGTCTTCGGTTTGCTTCCACAGGTCACGCGCCCGAAGCATTTTCATACACGGAGAAAAGAACCGCAATGATTCTTGCTCTCAACGGCGGAGGTATACGCGGAGCGCTGCAAGTCGGCGCCCTTCTTGAATTTCCGTCGCACAACCTCCTCGAAACATTTTGCGATGGCGTATACGGAATATCCGTCGGCGCCATCATTGCGACCTATATTGCCTTTGGATTTACAGCAGCAGACATCTCCGACGTGTTTGCAGAGTGGTCGGACGTTCCCCTGCGACCTCTCACGATTCAATCACTGAAACACGCGGCGTATTCGGATGCAAAGGGACTCGACGACGGCGGCATAGTTCTCGAACGCATGCGCCGAAACTTTGCCGAGAAGAAGGGTATGGACTTTTACAGTCTGCGGATCGCAGATGCGCGCATCCCCCTGCACATTATCGCCACGGACGTCGAGAACGTGCAGACCGTCATCTTTGGAAAGTCTATGCGCGTATGGGACGCCGTGCGCTCGTCCATCTCGCTGCCCCTCATTTTTACGCCGCACCAAATACAGGGTCGCCTCTTTGTCGACGGGTGCATCCTGTGCTCCGACATTTCCAAGTGCATACCTACGGAAGATCACGCGCGCACTCTGTTTATACTCACGACGCGCAGCATTCCTTCGCGGTCGTTCTCGGACGTCATTATTTCGGGTGTCTAGCAGAAGGCGGCATACGATATCAAAAAACGGTATCCGGACCGCACGTGCCTCATCGTGGACGACGACACCCCCACGCTGGACATGTGGGCGACCCCGGACGGTATTCACGAAATAGTCGATGCAGGGCGCGCGGTGATGCGCGAGTTTTTAACGACTACTCATGCAGGCGATTTTGTTTTGGGACCGAGCGCGTCGATCAAAAACTGCTCAAAGGTCGCAGTCTTGGGTGGACCCGAGTAGTGCCGACTCTTGTCGGACGCCGACAAAATGTAGGTGGGATACGCGTCCACGCCCGCCATGCGGCACTTGGCAGTATCCATCTCGCAGTTTATGAGATTTACCTTCACTTTGCGCCTCCCGTAAAGATTGCCTTGCACGAGCGTGTTCAGACTCTGGACGGGAGGTATTGCGTCTTGAGAGAAAGGGCACCAACTCACGTAATAAAAGTTAAAGTCTGCTACATTCGACACTCCGCCGGTTTCGGGCGGCATCTCGACCAATCGACTGGCGGGTAGAAACCCTCGAAACGCCCAGAAAAAGGTCGCGAACGCAAATAGCACAACCGCCGTAATTAACGCAGCGTGGAGCGCTTTCCACCCGTAGTCTCCGAGCATTTTTCTTCTTTATCTTGTAACGGATACAACAAAGACGCTATTTTTCGCTCTTTGGTATACCAATTCTGCATCGCCCTGTTCATAGACTCTCCCTTTGCAAACGCCCACGTCACCTGCTGCGACTGCCGCGTATTCTGCGGCGGCACAAACCACTCACCTTTGTAGCAAAACATTATACTATCATACACTCACTGTGAAAACGCCTACTTACATGCGCGCCGCATTAGAAGCGTCTATCTAAAGACGCGCCGGGAACCCAACAAGGTTCGCGCCGATACCGAAACCGGCGCCCGTGCGCGCGGACGAACCGACGCTCGGCGCGTAGATGTCGAGGATCGCAAAGACCGCGAGCGCCGTCAGGGCGATCGTGCCTATCTCGTTGACCTGGAGTTTCTTGCCCGGGAGGAGGTAGCACGCGATCGCGACGGCGAGACCCTCGAGGGCATACTTGACGAGGCGCTTGACGAGGTCGGCGACGTCAATGCCAAACAGCGGCGAGGCGGGGGCGGGCGCCTTTTGCGAAGAAGCGTCAGAGTTCATCTGTTTATACTGATTCTAGGATAATTTTTCAATACTAACTTGTGTATGCAAACAGTCCGAGCGAGAAGATGCTCATCAGGATCGCCACCCACCGCAGACCGTGGATAGATTCCTTGAATAGAAACACTCCGGCGATCGTGATGATTACGTTGCTCGAGAGGTTCCATATGAGGTTCATCGCCGCCATGCCTTCGTAATTCATGCCCTTCATGAAGATGTAGGGTTGAAGGGCGTATGCTGTCACTGCGACGGGGAGACCGACGTTGTAAGGAATCGCGCCGAGGTGGACAAACTTTGCAGTAAACATCATCACGACGTCGACAAGCGCCATGGCGACACCAAATACGATCGGAAGAAAGGAGAAGGATCCCCACTTCCAATTGACCCTTGCGATGAACGCTGTATCAATCAAATCTTTAATTTGCGGCATCCGATTATTTTAGATGGAGACGATACTTTACATGCGCTCGCCGATCGCCCGGCACACCGCCTTGTGCGTGAGCGCCAGGACGACACCAAACACGACGGCGTGCGTGAGGTTGACCGTCATGCGCGACGCGCCCGGGGGGAGAGAGAGGAAGACGCCCGGCGTCAGGACATAGAAGAGAACTGCCGCGTAGAGTGCCATTGCCCACATTGTTTGTTTGTAATACTCCCAGGAGAATTTTTCGCCGCCCCTTGAAAGGAGGACGACTTGTTCTCCGCGCGTTGCTATTTTAAGAAACGCCGCGCGAACATTCATAATGGCAGAATCAAAGAAGGTGACTCTCCCGACGCGCGACGAGGACGGCGACGTGGACTACCTTGAGGAGGACCCCGAGTTGCCGAACCAGCGCTACTGCATCGTGTCGTTCATTTCGCCCGAGAAGGTTATCGCCCAGAAGAACGACTACTATTTCAGCAAGTTTATCGAGTGGATGGACTATGAGTGGAAGGTCAAGGGCGTCGAGCACTTTGTGGCGTATCTCTCGAAAAAGTATTCCGTAAACATTGACGATATCATGAAGGACTTTCGTGAGTTTGAGAAGACGCATCGCGCCGACATTAAAAAGACGGACGTGCCCGAGCAGTATCAGATCTTCCTGCTGAAGCACGAGAAGGAACTCCAGGAGCGCTTTGACCGCGACAACAACTTCCAGTGCAACATTCGCGGCGTCAAGGTGCGGCGCGCCTTCCCCTCCTACGAGGAGGCGCAGATGTGGTGCAAGGTTCTGCAGCGCAAGTATCCGAAGGACAACCTCATGATTGGACGCATGGGATGCTGGTTGCCGTGGGAACCGTCCGAGCACCTCATGGAGAACGTCGAGTATGCGAATACGCAACTCAACGAGATCATGCGCAAATACAAGGAGAACGAGGCGAACCGCGAGTTGTTTTTTGCAGAGGAGCGCGAGACCTCGATCAAGGCGCAGAAGGAGGAGAATGCGAGGAAACGCCTCGCGAACGCCGGAGGGGGTGCAGGTGCTGCATCAATCCTCGATGCGCCCGCTTCGGCGCGCGAGACGCTGTCGGCAGTTCTCGCAGCAGCGTCCGCGCCCGCCCACCCCTCCGAGGGCGCAATGCGTGACGCGTAAAATATAGTGGCGTAGAATAATGACAAAATACTTCAGTGCTAAACTTGATCGCGCGACCAAGAGGATCAAGAATGCGGACAAGGCGCTTAAAAATGCGCATGAAAAGAACTCGGGAATAAAGGCGGCGAAACACGAGTTTGAAGAGGCGAGTGAAAAACTAGGAATACTTTTGGAAAAAGATGTCAAAGCGAAACACGGGATTCATGGGGGCGCACGGCGGCACCGACCTACGAAGCGCCGCCGCCACCGCCGATCGCGCGTGACGCGTAAACAAAAATAGTATTGTAAATGGGTATGAACCCCCGCCGCCGCTGCCGAAAAAGAAAAAGAGACGGTCGTCCAAATTACTTCTTGATCTGCACATCGCTACTGTTCGTCACAAACGTGTTCCACGCGCTTCTGAGGGGGTATTTCGTATATGCATTTCTGTTTATGAACCTTCTCGTAACCTCGGTCCTCGTTCATTACGAGGATACGCTCGGAACCAATCTCGTCGATAAATGCAGCGTTTTCTACGTGTTTCTATACGGTCTCTACACCTTATGCCGCAAAGTGTCCCTCGAGAATTGGGCGTATACCCTCGTAATTGTATCTACGTTCCTCTTTGTCGTCTGGGTCTACATCTACGGATTTTTAAATCAAAGGTTCGTGTTTGACGATAAAAAGCGCGTCTCGATCCAATACCACGGACTCATGCACGCGATCGGATGTTTCGGGCACAATATGATCATGCTTCTCTAATTCAAAACGGATTTCAAGTTTTGGAGCAGCAAAACTTCAAGAAGAATGGGGTTTGACTTGTGGATTTCGTGCAATCTGAGCGTGTGCAAAGAGACGGGAAGACACTACTTTCTCCGCAAAAATGGTGCAAAAGAGTTTGATTTGACACGTATTCCGGTTGTGCCTGAAGAGTTCCGCAGGTTCATCCAGTTGCGGGGACATGTCCTATACGAGTATACACGGTCGTTTCCGATACACGAAACGACCGTGGATGCTGTGATGTTTCTGGAGAGGTTTCCGCCGTGGGACGAAGTTGAGCAGGATGAGGGCGACTCTACTGTCTGGACGTCGCTCGACCACAACAAGTTCTTTGCAGCAATCGAGTGGTTCGCGTACAGCGAGGCGAGTTATCTTGTGAATTGGACGTATTAGATTCGTCTAGCATCGATCACACCAAGACGCGGCGGTCATCTCATTTCCGCAGTCTTCGCAGACGCGGACGTACAGTTTTTTCAGTCCGTCCCTTATTGCGTCGAGCATTTCGTCAGTTATGGTTCCGATTAAAATGACGAGCATCGGTTTGTCGTTTCCAGAGTGATCGGCATACGATACAAACCTTTTGCTTGAATCCAAGTGCACGGAATCTTGTCCGACATATTCGGGGTTCACATACTGTCTACACGTCTCCAAAAATACATCTACAACATTTGCAGAATTTGCATCGTCGCGCGAATCATACATGGAATTGTGCTCATACACGAGGATCTCGTACTCTGCCTCCATTATTGTGTGTGCAGTTTAAAACCGTCCTGCGCCGCCGCTTGCACCGCCGCCGCCGCCGTCGCCACCTTTTTTGACCCACACCGTAGGTCCGCGCCGTGAACCCCCCATTTCGGCAGGATTGTATTCGCCCGACGCCAGCATGGTCGACATGAACGGTTTGTTGTCTGCCCACAGCGAATCCGAGCACAGGTGGAACGGTGGGTGGTCGCTCGCCTTGTACCAAAACACCTGATCGTCTAATTTATTCGAAGGACTGGAGTTGCAGATCACGAGGCATTCGTAATTTTCAGTGCACTGGTCCATGAACTGGCAGAACATTTCAAATGTCGGAAACATACCTGCGTAATTTTCGTAGATACGTTTGCGGTTGCCCAAGATGTTTTCGCGGAGGATGAACACAAAGTCCACGTTG